TGCAACTCAACTTTTGTAGCCGTATTGTTTTCAAGTTGAGATATAGCCGTTGTTAGGGTAGCTTGCATTTGCTGCAACTCAACTTTTGTAGCCGTATCTGCTAAAAATTCATGCTTTTCCGCATATTGAGGGTCGGATGCTCCATCAACATCAATCATTATACGTGCAGTTTTTGGAGGATTAGCATTGTGCTGCATCCCTGAACTGAATCTTATTCCTTCGTCTGCCATTATCCTATTGCTTTAAATTTTCTATACCTTTTTGTTTCTCTCTTTTTGCAATCATCAATGAATCCCTCACAACGCAAGTGGTCAACCGATTGCCTCAAATATTCAAGCCCGATTTTACGAGCTTCATTGGCTGCCCGAAATAATGTCTTTTCATCAACCGGTTCCGATAATGCTGTTTTTTTATAAACTACGCTAAAAGCAGTAACGTTTAACGGTTGATTTAAAAGCATCCGAGCATAAGCAAGATATGAGATAGCGGCTATTAATCCTGCCGAATGTCTCAAGTCATCCGACCCGCAATCGCAAGTATAATAATCACCTTCTTTGAATTTTAGCCATTGTTCGTCTGTCATTATAACCGTTCCGCTATTCGTAGTTATCGGTATGATTCCATTGGTTGTTATTGTTTTTGAAAAATCTTCTTCGCTAATCTGCTTGTATAGATTAACTCCAATTGCTGGCATAACATCCAATGTTTCAACCTCGCGAATATAGGGTGCAATTCGCTTATAATCGACAATATTCTCAGCGATAGGTCTAACATTACGAATGTCTTCGGGGGCTATGATAGTTTTTTCATTCATAGTCCTAAATCCTTAATTTCTGAATCTGTCAAGTCATACATAACTTTCAATCTCCGTTTTTTCAATTCCGGATTAATTTCAAGATTCAAAAGCTCATTAATTTTCTCTATGCCGTCTTTACCGAACCGATCGAACAAAGCAACTTTCTGACCGTAAGAAAGCGGAACAATGCTAAAGTCGTCGAACATGATGCCATTCCAGTACTTAAAAATGCTGGCGAAAACACGTTCTATTTGCAAGCGTTCTACTTCCGTTACTGAATTGTAGTAATCATAAGCGTTACGAAGCGCATCCGCTCCAAAATTACTCCCGACATCTTCAGCCCGAAGTATCGGAGGCTGGTTAAAAGAACGTCCTATATCGTCTTTTACCTTTGCACGGGTTACAGTAAATTCCTTATCATAATTTGTACCGGTGAATTTTATAAATTCAGGTATTTCTTCCTTACTTTTTACAGCTGAGTATAGAATTTTTAAGGCGTCTTCATCGCTCTGAAACTCTAATAAACTTTTTTCAGTTTCATTTTCCTGATCCTCACTTTCGTTTTTTTCCAAAATATCAACTAACATCCCGCATAACAAAAAATTTTCTCTTGCATTGCGATAAGATATATTTGCAATTCCTTCTTCGGTACTCATATCTGTCAATTCCGCATCGTATTTTGGAAGCGGATAGTTATTAGCCCTGTTACCTGAATAATAAAGTAACTGTCCTCTATATGCCAACCATCCACCTGCTTTGGCAACTTGCATATCTATCGTTTGCGGATTGGGATTGAAAAGGTCTATAACAACAATGTCGTCTTTGCTCCACCTTTTTAACTGTGTCATTCTTCTACCCCAGTCCCAATGAAGCGACGCGGTATCGTAAGTTCCTTCGGCATTCAAAGCGCCAAGTCGAACAGTTTCAAAAGGGACGAACTGAACCTGAGTGATTTTGTAATTTGCATTATAATTAACGTGCAAGGCAAAGCCGTTAAACATCGCAAAATCGTAAGCAATAAGGTTGAGTAAAATATCATTGGTCTGTCCTTGTTTATTGACAATCAAATTGAAAAAATCCGAGTCATTAAATCCCTGTCCAGAGATAAATTTTGAAAAAACATCCACACATGATGAACCGGTACCGGACGCTCCAACTATTTCCATTACTTGCTGTGGATAGTCGTTCCTTTCACCAAAAGTTTGGATACCGAGCATCCTGTCGTTCCGTGATTCAAAGCGTTTATCTTTTTTCAGTTTTCCTATTCTCATAATTAAATATTTGTGCTAAGCCGGGAATCGAACCCGGCAGCGACCTTTATTACGCCTTAGCTTAATTTTTCATTTCTTTAATCGTTTGAGCGGTAGCATCCACAGATGTTTTTTCAGTTACCGGAGCTTTTGGCTCTTTGGGCTTTACGGCTTTTGGAGCTTCCGGCTCTTTGGGCTTGTCCATGCCGGCAATCAATTCATCGACATTATCCGGCAAAACAGAAAAATACTCTCTGGAGTCTGGATTATTTTTCAAATGATATAATGCCAATTCTTCAGTACAATTCAGTGCCGACAAAATCTTATTTACATCCTTATTTACTGGATCATAAAGGACAGCTCCGCGTTTGATTTGAAATCTAATTTTATCTTCCATATTTTTTATATTAAAAAGTTCCATATATGCATCAAAGAAGCAATTAGAACAACCGGATACCGAACGTTTAAGAAAATATCTACTTAATTCCATGACTTCATTGCGAAGTTCCCGGTCATTTTTCAATGCATCTCTTAATTCGGCATAGCTCGCAAATGTCTTTGATTGCAATATTTTTAATCTTTCAATCATGCTGCAATCAAAGAATTCAACATCGTTTCCGTTTGAGTCAGGTCTGTTTTAAATACCGACTTTGGCAATGAACCCTCTTTAGAGTTTGTACCGCTTCCCATTTTGATTTGATAAACTATCATATCAGCCATGTTGGTAGTGGCGGTTCCTTCGTTGAGTTCCAACCCTGCATCCCATCCGTATGCTTCATATTTCACTTCTCCATTAGGTCCGGATTCTTTGTTTTGAATAACAGCAACAACACGAGCGCCGTTCAGGTTATTCACAAAATTTTTTGAAAGTTCATTTTTAGTAAATACGCGAAGCGTTAAATCATGCTGCCAATTGGAGAAATATGTCCCCCTGTTCAGACTTATTTCGCCAAGATTTGTATTGTCCAATGATTGGAAGTCAAACGCCTTTGATGTTCCGTTAAGTACGAGACTTGTAATCACGTTATCTTTAACGACGGATAATTTTCTATCGATGTCAGAATAATTGATTAAAATCACGCGTGCGCCGGTTCCCGCAATAGCAGGCTGTCCACAATTGACAGCCTGTAATCCTTGAGTTATTTTTGAGCAATCCATAATAAACAATTTTAATTAAATAGCTACTTGGAACAAAGCGGGATTTGTCAATTTCGCATCAGCGACACCCATTCCTTCCATTTTTACCTTGCGTGAATCTTTGTCATACCAAATGTCAACGTTTCCAAAAGAGGATTCATCGTCCACACCTATTCCAAGTACACGTTTGGTAGTGTAAACGGCTCTGTGGGGATTGTTCAGCTTAACGCCGGTATTTTCATAGGCGTTTATCATTTCGTCCCAGATAGGCATTGCAAGCAACGGAATTCCATTGTATGTTAATGTCCGTTGTCCATTGACAAGGTTTGCATACATACTTTCCAGATTAAACCCTTGCAGGCTCATTGCATAAGCATCATAAAAAGTTTGTGTACATGGAATAATTCCATCTGATTGAGAGCGCAGAGTTATTGGAGCGCCAAAAACAAGTTTCTGCAAATATCCGACGATGTTTGCCGGAACTAAAACCTGTCCTGCATACGTTGTACCGGTATTTTCAGTGATAGCAACACGCTGTTTAGTATTCAGGGTTATTTGCAGCATTATTTGCTTCCAAAAACCGTCAATCAAATTGAAGTACTTTACGTCAACGCCATTGGTAATTAAACCATTTGCAGAAACGTTCTTTGCATTCACATCATTGAACCATACCAAACGAATGATAAATTTTTTCATTGCAACCGACAACACCTCAACTACTATGTTCATATAGTCAGTATTGGTAAAATCAGCAATAGAGGTACCGGTATTCAAAGAAAATACCGCTGCGGATGTTTTCAAATCCTGCCAGCAAGCATGAATGAGGATTTCCCAATCCTGCGGAGTCCATTTCAACAATCGGGAAGCAATCTTCCAGTCCTGCGGTTGCGGGTCGCAACCCTGATTCTTTACGCCAACCAATCCGCCCTCTCCAATGAATCCTACTTCTTTATCGGTTACGATATTAGGAAATACCGTATGTATAAAGCTGATTTCAGGAGCGTTCAACACTTCATCGAAAACCATTTCAGAAATGGCTTGAATTGTTTCACCGTCGAAGGTGAATTTTGTCATGTCTAATAATCCGGCCATAGCTTTATTTTTTTATGATTGTTTTACTGTTGGCGATTTCTCTCTTCGCCTTTGCTTCCGCTTTCAGTTCTTCAACTGATTTCTTTGCATTCGACGGATTTTGTTTAGTAACAGTCCGCTTACCCGGCGTGAAATTGCTTTCTAACTGGTTTTTCAAATCAGTGATAACTGTTTGAGCTTCCATTAAAGCGTTTTCAAGCTCACTTACATGTTCGTTCAATTCTTCAATCTCTTCGGTAGTAGTTTCTTCTGCCGAACCGATTTCAGTTACTACATTATCAACAATTGTAACAACCCGGTTATCATCCAGTGTGAAAGTACCGGCGGTACTTCCATCTGCTATTGTAACCGTGTCGCCTACTGCTAAAGTATCCTCTTCGGATTCCGTTGAAAATACTACTGTTCCGCCGGTATCCTTGTAGTCAAAGTTTACCAGTTCGTGATTTAGCAGGTTTCCAACTTTGCTTAAAAATGCCATAGCCTTGTTGATTGCATTTTGCTTTTTGTCTCCTGTGGAATTCTCATTCCCTTTAGGAGGCTTACTGTTTTTGTTCATGCTTATATTTTTAAAATTAGTATTATAAGAATTAATTTTTGATATAAAATTCATGTTAAGAAGTTCACTCGCTGTGCGTTCCTTTTCGGCTTTCATCCAAGCTGAAAGTGATGCGCGGTTTTTACCTGTGCGTTCTTCGTAAATATCAAGAATTGCATTTTCTTCCCGGATAATATCATCTGACAGCGATTTCAATTCATCGACGGAATAATATCCAAACATGGGGGAATAAACGCGGTGAATCAACGCTCTGAGATTTTTATTACCTGTTCTATTTTCTGTAGGAGCTGCAAGTAAGAGAACAACCGCCATGGAATGACAACTGCCTTCTACATTCATAAAAATATTACGACCTGAATTACGGAGAATATCGTATATGGTTAAGCCCTCTGAGACTGATCCGCCATTGCAATGAATATTAAATTTGATGTCTTTTTCGTCTGGATTATCGCGAAGCACTCGTTTTACAACATCAGCTGAAAAGATACAGTCATCCATACCCCAAGCGGATAACCATACCTGTTCTTCTTTATTTGCTATATTATCATATATTTGAACCTCTAACATATTTTGCTTTTTTATGCAAAATTATAGATTAATAAATTTTTGGTGAAGAATTTAGGGAAAAACCGTGTCCGTTTTTTGCGGACATAAAATTGATATATCCATATCAAAGCAATTTATCAGTTCAAAAAATTTTGTCCTTCCTACTTTATATTTTCTGCAAAGTTCCTTAACAATATACGTTTTTTTCAATCCCTCATCACACATGTTTGAATATTCATGATACATTTCGAGATATTCAACCGATGAAGGATTGATATTTCTGGCTCTTAACAATTCAAGAGGAGTTTTAATCAACAATATGACTTCATGTGCTTTCATTAATAGCTTGCCCTATCTTCAATTTGAGAATAGTTTTTATCGCCTTTACGAATATCTTCAATCGTTGTGTAAATTTTAACCTGTGAAATAGCATTTGTAATCATGGCTTCTACATCTCCAGCCGTAATTCCTCTGCTTTGGTATGCAGAAGATGAGTTTCTCGCTACATATCCACCGTCTGCATACGGTCTGGCAAATGGTACACCTCCGCCGGCTTCATTAATTGCAGAGAGCAATGGAGCAAACATAGAAGTACTCCGTTTGTTGATAATAGATTCTCCGCCTTCTGCTTCAATCAATGTTCCCCCTGCAGCATGTGACGGTCCTACTATCAATTTACCTTTGGCAGCTTTAGGGATAGGCTTTGATAATACAGCAGCTAATTGAAATGCTCCGATTGCAGCTATAAAAGCAACCCATGGCATACCTCCAGTCAGAGGAAAAGCTGCTACTGCTTTCATAATACCCATTGCGGTATCAATTCCGATTTGGAAAGCGTTCATAGCTTTTTCACGAATAGCGCTCTTACGAGCCTGCTCTGCTTTTTGCTTCTCAAGTTCCTTGTCCAGTTCCTTTGTCTTGGCGTCATATTCTTTTTGCGTAATATAACCGTTGTCAAGTCTGTTTTTGAGGTCATCTTTTTTCTTTTTATTGTTGTCCTCGTATTCCTGCATTTGAGCCGATTCGAGATTGGAAACAAAATCATTAAGCGCTGACATGGCATTCATAGTCGCTGATGACCATTCCTCAAACGATTTTGCACGCTCTTCGAGTAATTGACGCTCATTATCAGCTATTTGTTTAGCTATCTCTAATTGTTTTGCAGCATTGCCCTCATATAGTAGCTGCTCCTGTTCGAGCATAGCTTTAGTCAGGTCGTAACGCTGCTTTGCATTAAGTTGTTTTTGTCCGAGTTCTAAATTGAGTTGTAATTGATTTTGTGATGTTAGTAATCCCCGAAGTTCCGCTTCATCTTCATACGTCTGCAAACCGGCTTTCTTCTTTTCGTCTATAATCTTTTGCAGGGATTCTATCTCAATCCGTAGTTTTTCAGTTTCATTATCGGTATATTTTGCAAGGTCACCAGCGTATTGGTCGTTGATAATTTGCTCAATATCCTTTGCAGCATTCTCAACCCGCTGTTTTTCTATTTTAGCTTTTTCATTTTCAAGCCATTTTTTTAACTCAATTTCTTTGTAGGCATTATTGAGTATCAATGCTTCAGCTTCGGCATAATCTTTCTCGAATTTGTCTTTATCCATTCCGGGCGTAAATTCGGGCAGTTTGATTTCTCCGAGACTTTTTACCAATTCAGCGTACTTATCTTCGACATCACGAATTTGCTGGTCAATGCCATGATTCAGGACTGAAAGAAGATTTTTTCGCATATCATCCTGATGCTGTTCTATAAGCCTTGATTGTTCATTCAAAAATTGTCGCTGAGCTGCTATCAATATTTGATTTTCCTTATCAAATTCGTCCTTACGTATTTTTCCATATTTCAACTGGAGATTAAGTTTTGCTATTTCAGCGCTTTGTTGCAAGTTGAAAAGTTTATTAGCGTATGCCTGTCGCTTTGTAAAATCTTCGGATTGGTAGTCATCTTCAGCTTGGATCATGGCAGTTGCTAAGCGTTGAGCAACTGAGATACGCTTCAGTTGTATTTCGAGTTCTTTGTCTGCAGCTTCTTTTGATTTCGCCGCTGCATCTTCTTGGTCGCTTGCAATTTCTTTGAGTAGTGAACTCTCGTTTTTATTAAGAGTTCTCATTTTATTATTATGGTCGGTTTCCGCTTTATAAACATCTGCCCGAAGTTGAGCCAATGTTTCTTCCGTTTCTTTTGAACGTTCGCTCTGATTTGCTTCCTCTTCTGCAATAGACAGTTTTTGTTTTGCGATAGCTAAACTTTCATCTGCGGATTTTTTTTCGAGTTTATTGGCTTCCCGAATAAATGCAAGCCTTTGTTCGGCGGTATAATTCAGTTTCTCATCTGCTTTTGCTCGCAGTTCGGAAACATCACGCTCAATCTTAGCCGATTCAACTGTAAAATCCCTCGTTCGCTTTCCAAGTGCGTTTTTTTCCTTTTCGAGTTCTATTGACCTCTCAATGGCTTTATTTGCATCCTGAATATATTTGCCTACCAATGGAAGCTTTTCGAGAAGTTTAGCGGTTGACATGGCAAAATTCATCATAGCGGTTGCTCCATCCAGAAGCCAGCCTACTAATTTTTGAACAAGACTCAAAAGAAATTGCATTATCCTGTTAAATGGTGTAAGTATTGCATTCCATTTAGCTGTCGCATCTTTCGATGTCTCTATTGTTTTTTTTAATGCAAGCAATATCGCAATCACTGCAGCGAGTATCGCCAAAAGAGGATTAGCCAAAACAGCCTTACCCATGGCAACTATTTTATCCGTTACGCCGGTTAGCCCTTTGCTTATTCCCGGAAGAAAAGAACCTATTCCCTGTAATGATTTTTGAAATTCGCTACCTGAGCCGATTACATTACCTATTGCTTCTTCATAATTACCGACATTGCGGGATGTATTGCCGATTGCCTTTTCTTCTTCTTTTAACAAATCTACAGTCTCCCTGATTGAATGCTGAAGTTCTTCGCCTTCTGCCGACTTTCGACGCTCTTCACCCATTTTAGCATATTGAACATTTGCCAAAGATAGTTGAGCGCGTAATTGTTCAAGACTCCCAGCTTCAGCATTGTTTGCTTTTTCTGTTTTTTGTATTTCTGTTTGAAGTGCACGAATTTCAGCATTATTTTTCTGTATTTCAAGCGTGTATTGTTCAAACTTTTGGCGTCCTTCTTCAGTAGATGTATCCAGTTCTTTTTGAGCTGCCTTTAAATCTTGAGAATATTTACGGAGATTAGCGAGTTTTTTTATAGATTCGGAATCCCCTATCTCAACATCAATGAGTACCTTTTTTCCGTTACTGTCCATAATTCAAATATTTTGTTCTTTGTTGAAAATTATAGGTATGAAAATTATAGGTATCATATTTTTAATTATTCTTTTCTCCTGCATTATTCTGCAATTGGTGATTGATTCCAAGCGCATGAATAAAAAATAAATCCATGAATAAAAATAAATCATAGCCTTATTAATTGACAAGTAGTAAGCTTGCCCGGTTCAAAATTATTTATTTTATTCACGTAAAAATATGCTCCATATTTTGTAATATAAACCGGAATCGTCGGATCGAACTGTTCAATATCTTCAGGCGTCAGATAAAAATCATCTTCAATGCTTTGGGCATTTTTTAATATTTTATTCTGAAGAATTGAATAACTCATATCTACAATCTTTTGACCTGTTACATGATTAGCTATCCGGGCTGCAAAGTCGTTAAATCCACTTACAATAATCCATATCGTTTCTTCGCTTAATTCAACCAAATGTGGTTTTATGGTTGGAAATGTAGCATTTTTCAACAGGTAAGAATAATCACTAACAATTTGAGTATCACCATCCTCATTTGTCTGTTGTGTGATTGGATCTCCAAATGAAACAAGTGGAATTGCTGCACAAAGTTTTGATGATTTATTATGTTTCATAATTACATCCCTCCCTGCCTCAATAGCTATCTTGAACAGTTCTTTTGATAATTGCAAAGTTTTATTATCAATATAAAATCTACCTGAATCCGTTACATTATCTTTGCTGTCTTCAAGATTAATAATATTTTCCTGTGCATATTTATCTAAAGTGAAAATTAATGATGACTTTGGATTACTGTCAACCTTATTGCTCCAATCTTTTACATTCCCGGCTTTGATATTGTCATACAGAAGCTGAAATGTAAAAGCATAAATATTTTTTGTAGCCTCATTTACAATAAACGTCAATCCGAAAGCCTGTGCAAAAAACTTAATAAAATCGAGTTGGGTTTCAAAGCCCGTCCTCTCTGAAATAACTAATTTCCCGCCGGCATTGGTTGGAAGCATATCAAATGAATCGATTTGAATTTCTAATCCGCCTGTTGTAATCGTACCGCTTACTTCAGCATAAATATGTATGGCAGCGGCAGGGCTTCCATCTTCATAAACTGGACGTAATAAGTCTGGCTCTAACTTATATGTCCGCACAGAACTGTCTATTATTATTGTTTCATAATTAATAAGTGGAAAAACTGTATGTAATAAATTTTTTCCTGAAGCACTTCTCACATAAACTTTTACCGCGACTGCCGTATTTTGCGGAATTGTTTTTACAGTAAATGTAGTTTTTTGCGCTCCGGGTAATACATAATATAAATATGCTCCCCACCCTGAAAATGGGTCATCATTAAATGTTTTTAAATTTGTATCAGCATTTTTACTAACTGACCACAAAAAGCGATTGTTAAAATTTTGATTATTTATAACGCCTCCTGTTTTGGCTTTTCCTTGAAATATAAGGAGGTCGTCTTCCGAAGGTTTGACGTCGGCTGAATTTATAGAAAGATATTTGTTCACCCAGATATCAGCATTTGAATGAAGGGTATATCCCTGTTTTAACATGATTTGTTTAATGATGTAATCAATTGAAACAAGTGGGTATTTGGTATAAGCACTTGAAATATATTCATATATCAAACCGGGAGAAACGAAAGGATAGGAATTTGGAATAATATCAAAACTGTATGCAAGTTTATATGCCGGATGCCATGTAGAAGGATTCATAGACGCATTGCATATCTGATATACTCCAAGGTCTAAATCAGACATTAGAGAATTTTGTAGAGTTTCAAAAAAATTAGCGTTCCCTGAAAGTATCTGACATTCAAAGCTGTCGGTAACTTTCAAAAGTATCAGGAAAGAACCTTTTCCGGCTATCGTCCTGTCGGCGCAAAAGACACGGCAATTATGTTTCTGATATGGAAAACCAGTAACAACATCACGATTGTTTGCATATTCAAAGATAATGACATTGTTTGTTGTTTTTGGAAGTCTCAACCTTTGAGAATATGAAGCCTGTCGACTGACAAGTTCCGCAATGTCGTTTACCTGGTAATTCCATGCAATATTATCAGTGCCCATGTCGAGTTGTTTCCAAACTCCATTTTTATCTTCTATGAGTATTTGATATTTCTGTATCATGGTCAAAACTGTATTTTGGGAATTGGTAATGTCAATTCAATTTCAATAGCCTTTCTCATATCCTTTGTACTGTTTTCATGTTTAGCTGAAGCAACATAAACCCTATACCATTTTTGAACCTCAACATCCCATATTTCTACCAATGGAGATGTTGATATTTTCACCAATTCATTAAACTCAACATCAGTAAGATTACCGGCTCCAACCGTAACCGTCTTGCTTACATCTTTATCAATCTCACGTTCAATATAGGTTGCGTTCAAAATATCGTCTATTATCGGGCTAACTTTAGCCTGTGTTTTTGCGTCCTGTTCATAAATTTGATTCTGATAAAACATCCAGTAATCGAATCCGCCAAGCTGGTTTATCCAGCGAACATAAAAAGGACTTCCGGGAATACAGGTTGGGAGCAATTCAACAATAATCTGCATTGATGCTTTGATAGGATTTTTTACAACAATATTCCTTAAGCTATTTGCCAGTACCGGCACACTTGCATTTGTAAACAAATCAACCGACAGCACTATATTGGAAATAATGAGTGACGAAATATTATCCGGTATAGTTATTGAAAAATGTAAATTGGTTATTGCTTCATTCTTGTTCGAGGTTGCTCCATCAAAATTTACAAAAGCAAATTGAGAATTATTCAGATATGATATGTCCAATGGGTAGCCTTTATATTTTTTCAACACTGGAAAATTTGTCAAAAAGCGATTGCCCCATGTAGTCATATCCGGATTGCGTTGAAGCTGAACAACTGCATTAACTGCTATCGAAGTGGAAGCCGACAGGTTAATAGAATATTCAAAGGCTAACCTTTTATCAAGAAAACAACTTGCAGACGGTCCAAGAATAACCTTTTCTTCAGTAAACCAATATTTCAATACTTCCGAAAAATCAAATCTCGTTATATCGTTGAAAAATTCACGAAACAAAACTGATGAAAACGTATCTTTTGTAAGCGTACATTGAATTCCGTTATCACGTTCTTGTTGTGATGCTGCTTTCAATTGCAAAATAACCGGATTGAAAGCAGTATGAATTTTAGACGGTTTTTTTGTTATTGTTGCCATGGTTTATATATTTCATTTGCAATTTCTAAAGTATAATACGACGCTAAACGGTTACTCATCCTGTTAGTGAAATTCTTTAATGGAGTGTCGAAGATGTCAATCTTATACCCATTGCGATGAAGTACTGTACCTTCTTTATGAATTATCCACGCGATAGAAGCTGCCATCCTGTTTAATTCCTTTTCGCCCTGATATTGCAAACCCTTTGCGACAATCCATCGTTTTATAATTTCTTTGAAGTATATAGGAACTTTTCCGGGTTTCCTTCCTACCTCCAAAACTCCGACATAGGAATACCCTCCCAGCCAACCATGAGTGGCACTTTCAACTGAAACTTCATATCCAGCGGCGGTTTTACCAGACGCCATTTCTCCAGCATCTTTTTGTCGTTGGATAATATCCTCCTTCAGTATAACCAGCTCATCATTTAATATTTGCTTAGTAGTAATCATTTTTTCAATTTTTGCTCATATTGTTTATTTAGACGCTTTTGATATTTGAACTCTTCAAAATCAGTGTAAATAATTCCGAACACTTTGCCGTACTTCCATTCCAAAATATCATCTGGGTCCTGTGAGTAATTTTTTGCGAGTGTTTTTATGGCTCCAAAATATCCTACCTTCTCGCCAAGCTCCTTTATTCCTGCCCTGACCTCTTCCGGTTCCGGGATGTATTCTAAAAGGGTTTTTTCTTTTTCAAACCAAAATTGCAAACCATCAACAATTTGCTGGAAATATTCGACATACATTTTCATTTGTTTGAGATTAGAGAAATCAATCTTAACATTATGAAGTATATGAAACGTTTCTTTGAACTTATCAACCTCAGATTTTTGGCTCGCATATAAATTACCGAGTTCAATCCTTTGTCCATAGGTTAAATCTCCTGCTTTTATATCAATACGTTCTAACATTTTAGTTCTTTGAAATCAAATTGTAACATAATAGAAACCTCATTACTATCGAACCGGGGCGGAGGGGTAAACCAGTTCCATTTTTCAGGCTGTACAAGCTCGGTATGTTTTTTGTATTCTTCAATGAATGGAAGAATAATTTCACTTTCAATAGCGTCCCGGATAGCTTCGCGAACGCGCGCATCATTTTCAAATTGGCAAAACCTACAAAACCATATTTCTAATTTGGTAGTTTTATTTCTCCAAAAGCCTGTTTTGCCATATTCGCCTTGCCGAAATTCCTCAATATAAGCGAAGGGCTGAGAATATTTAATTTCATCTGCTTTAACATTCATCATGCTTAATTCTTCATACTCGACTATGTATGAAGAATTTGCATTGTTTATGATTTCTTCTAATTTTGACAGCATAATTATATTTTTTTATATGAGATTCGTATCATTCCTCTATTTTGGGGTTTTATATCGAAGTACATACCCATTATCAGCATATCGAGATAATCGGGAGAATGTCCTAATAACTGCTTCATTACATCTTTTGAGATAATACGCTTCTTTTGAGTATCTGTAATTTGGCTGTCAGATTTCAATACCATTAATTCCTCTTTTATAATTTCCTGCTGTTTTTCGGTGCATATTATCGTCAAATCACGATTATTTATTTTTTCAGCCAATTTATATGCACATTCTGATTTAAGATTAGCATATACTTCCTTATCAAAAGCCGTCGCACCTCCATGAAATTCTTTGATTCCGTTAATGTAACTTTCCAAATATGCGCCTAAGCCGTCACTGTCTGCAACCGTCATGCTCCTTCCGACGCCGTCCCTATCCATTAGATTTCGTAAATCATTTTCAATCTCTTTTGCTGGAGAAAAGGTTTTATCTATCTCAATACGGCAGACTGAACCTCTCCAGCTCCCAGCTACGAATCGATCACGTCCTTTCATTGCAAGGTCAGCACTTATACATTTACGCCCTGTTTCTGAAACATGATTATTAGTAAAGCAGTCACAAACGGCATCATAATCAACTAACAATTCAGGGTCATCATCATATTCCCAATTTCCGAGTAGAAGTCGTTCCTTTTGTGATTTACTGAATGTACGTTCAAGATTTAATAAATATCCGTCAGGCAGTTTTTTATTGTCAGCAGGCAATGCCTGAACAAACCTTTTCCACGATTCCAAATTTCCCTCTCTGAACTTTTTATAATAGTCATTGTATAAGTAGTTTTTTGCAGGATTACAAGTTTGTAACAGTTTAGGAGTGAGTTTGTAAATGTCGTTTTTCCAACGCCCTATAGAGGCTTGAAGGTTTGATTTTGCCTCAAGATTAAATTCGCCAGCTTCTTCAATCCATCCCCTTGTCATCTGCATTGAGCCGAAACGCTGATAAAGAGGGTCAGTAGGCATATATCTTGCATCAAGTAAATATACCCTGCTTCCATTATTCATCTCAAAATAATTATCATTCCCTTTGTAGTTATAGTAATTTGAATTTATACCCCAATGTTGGAATACTTCATAAATGGTGGGTACTGTGTATTTACGGAGGTCTATTAACTGTTTGCGGGCAATGAAATAAAACGTTTCCGGGTGCATGAGAGCATCTCCAAAGATAAGCGAACAACCGAGATAACTTTTCCCACTTCCTTTTGAACCTCCGTAAACAATATCAGTTACTGTATCGTCCTTCCATAAGCGGCAAACATGTTTTTGCTTTTCGTTTCCATATGTGTCAAATAATATTTCCATATCATTTTACTATCATTCCGGTTATAGCAGCCAATTCTTTACCAGCACTCTTTATATCAATATTACTTGTAATATACCCCATCATCTTGCATCGTAATTCAATACAAGCCTTAATACCATTCAGAAAAGCAACTTCGCCGTTTTGTTCACTTTCTTCGAGTTCTACCTGAGCATCATTTTTCATGTTTCCTCTTTGCCTTACCTTCTTTTTTGAAGTTTTCCCTATTGACTTCTCCCAAGCCTGCCAGTATTGATGTTCAAGTCTATCCAATTTTTCAAGTTCTGAAATAAGCCCATAAGTCGCTGTCTTATCTACCTGTTTTTTGGCTTCTTCCAAAGCATGTATGTAGTCATTGAATGCAGTTTGATAAGTAATTTTGACACCTGTTTCGTTTGAAACTAATTCTGCAATTTCACGAAATGAGTATGATTTCACTCTATATCGACAAATTAACTCCCTTTGAGTTTCCTTAATTATTTTGTCTCGCGCTATTCCATTTCGTGCCATCTGTCAAAATCCATTTGTCAAAATCAAACTCTTGTTATAAGCTTCAATAATATCCTCATTCAAATCCCATTTTTTACCATTTGGAAGCGGTAAAGAGAATTCATGATTGAGCGCCCAAAGAGTGTGTTCTGGAGTGTTTGGCTTCTCATTAATCGCCTTAACCTGCCATGATGATTTTTTAAACCCATTGACAATTGGAGTTCCCGCATAATAAATTTGATAGTTTCTTCCGATGTACAACGTATTGAGTTTTTGAATATCTTCTTTTGTATGATACTTTTGAAAATACCATTCTCCATATCGGTAATTTCCTGTAAATCCGTTTTTATCTATGAATAAGCTGCAACCTCTGTAGTCGGCTGAATTTTTACGGTCGGTAACTCCTATTTTGAATTCTTTAGGTATCCCTGAATAAAATATCAGTCCGTTTGGCTTACATAAAGCAGAAAGGCAAATAAGTATAGCCTTTTCATCTTCAATTGAATTTATGGAGTTGAGAACTGAATCGCATACAATGGCATCATATTGACCTTTTGTTTCGAGATGCTTTTTTATCCTGATAAAATCCCTGCGAATTTCATCTATCCAAATAGTATCAATTCCCGGTTTTCGTAGAAAAAATTCTATTGTGTGAACCTTATACCCTTTTTCATCAAGCATCTTTGCATAATCCCTTTGACCTGCTCCAAAATCAAGAATAGTCATATCTTTTGTTATATTTGGAATGACTATTTTTTCATATAAAGTCGAATGAGAAAATTTACTTTCTTCACCTTTCGAGTTCGTGCGTAATCTGAATTTTTGCGCCAAAGATTGAATATATGTTTTCTTTTCGATATGTGAGTACTCGAATTGTCCATACTCTTTTCCGAAATAATATTTTACTTTTTCAATCAGTTCATCAGGTATCGCGTAAATAAGTAAATCCATACCTAACATTTTAACGGTTTTGGCATATACAGATGAAACAATTATATTACCTTCCATGTCTGAAACTGCATTGGCAAACTGTCCATAACGAAGAATCATTTTTAACAACTCATTTACAAATTGGTTTTTTTCTCCAGCTGATACAATTTCAATATGAGAGTTTTTTATAACCTGATAACCATGCTGCAAAACGGAATGTATTTTGATTATTGGAGCCCGCTCGCTGATTTCACACTCGCAAAAATTGTGAAGTTGATTAAATCGAACTTCATCGGACGAGTTTACCCCTGACAGTACAAAAGCAGGGATAGTTTGCATTTTCATAGCTGCACAGGCTTTTGTCCTTTGGTGACCGGCTAACAACTTGTAATCTTCAGAACGAATGATAACCGGTTTGATTATTCCGAGCGTTTGTATGCTTTCCTGCAATTCTATCAATGCTTCCGGAGAAAGATAGCGTGGGTTATAATCCGCTGGATTCAGTTTTGATATTTCTATGTCAGCTACATTCAACATGATTAATTAATGTTTGTACAAACCCTGTTAGAGTTCCATTGATTGAAAAATATTCATCTGCCTTTTGGTTTAGTACTGACAGTTCAGTATCGGAAAGTGGAATTTTATAGCTTCCAAATTTCATATACTCAAGAGAGGTTGTTTGCTCAAAACTTTTATTTGCTATACTCAATTCATCTTCATTAGAAAAAAGATGCTCAAATTCGGAAATGTCAAGTCCATAGGATGATAATTCAAATTTATCCCAGTCTTTGGATAGTACGTCCCAATCAAATGAGCCGCCATCGTTATTGGCAATTATGCAAGCCTCGCGAAATTCTTCGGGTGTAAATTGCACTTCCCTGTATGTATATCGGTTGCCATTCCAGTTAATAAATCCGACTGCAACCGTTTTGTCGGGCTGTGGTTCATTGAATTTTTTGATGATTTCTATTTCAGCTCCATCAAAGATTTTTGAACGCTGGTTGCCGCTTACATATGCTTTATTGTTTTGGCAGTAAACAACGCCTGACAAGTCTCCAAACTTTTCAAGGTCGCCTTCAAGACGTTCTATCTGGGTCCCTGTTATTTTACGCGGATTCCCTTCAAACTGCAAGTTTTTGTCTATTATTTCCTGAGTATCCATACCGTTTATATTATAAAATACAAAGGTAGTAAATCAATCCGAGAAATGCAAATTTATTTAATTGATATTCAGTTTGTTATTGCAATTGTAACGGCAATTGTAACAACAATTGTAACGGCAATTGTTATTGCAACTACAACTCAATTTATTTTTCATAGTTGGGTTTTGGTAAAGTTAAGGTCTAAAATTGTTAAAATTTTTAATGAATGACAAAAATGAATTTTTAGCCGTTTTAAGCCCGTTCAGGGAACTTTATTTTGTTTTTGATAAATTTATCTATTCAATATAGAAAGTAGCACAGGCGCAAAATAAACTGTATTTTTTGCCTGTCCAAATGGATTTATTAAAAGGGAGTATCTTTATTCCCCATAGAATCATCCCAAATCTTTTTATATTGATTATCATGCCTGAAAAATACATTTGCATCCTTTTCACCCATTCGATGTTTGGCAATAATAAGCCATCCGCGATTCTTCCAACTATTGTTGCTGTCATCTTTCGCAGTCTGGTCGTAATAGTACGGTCGGTGAATGAATATTACTATATCGGCATCCTGTTCGATATTTCCGCTCTCACGCAAGTCTTGCAATCGCGGGGATGCTACCTTTACCGTTCCGCGTTCGGGACGGCTTAACTGTGCTAGCGCAATAATCGGAATATTCAATTCTTTTGCAAGGTTTTTCAGTTCGCTGGTAATATATCCAATTTCCTGGTCCCGAGTTCCAAACTTCATGCCTGTGCGAATCAGCTGCAAATAATCAATAATCATCATCTTTAGCTTGCCTTCTCTGTGTTTTTTCCGTGCAAGTGATTTTATCGCTGTGAAATTCCGGACATTATAATCATCGGCTATATACAGCTTCATTTTACTCATTTCTCCCGCTTTAACGTCAATGATATGCCATTCTTCCAATGTTAATTGCCCGGTCAAAATATGGTCTGCACTTATTCTTTCATCTTCAAGAAGGTAGCGGATGATTAACTGAATCTTTGTCATTTCAATTGAAATGAATAAACAGTCTTTTCCTGCATAACCGGCAGCCGACGCGTACAGCAGGGCAAACTGTGTTTTTCCCATACCCGGACGTCCGGCTATAATCACAAAGTCCGGCGCTCGCCAGCCCCCGTGAAGCTGATTATCAAGCCCTTTCAATCCTGTTTTTATGTACGGTAAAGTTCCACTGTCTTTTTCTTTTTGAATTTTAGAGGCAAAATCCATTGTTTCCCTGATTGCCTCCGACATGCTTACGGCATCGGAGCTAAGCGTTTGAGTTGATAACTCTGTGAATGTACTTTCAGCAAATTCCATTACGTCCGAAATATCCCCCGTTTCATCAAAAGCCATTGACTGAACATTACCGCCGAATTCAATCATTTTTCTTGCAAGCGCTTTTTGTTTCACTATTCGTGCATGATATTCCAAATGTGCGCTGGATACCATTTTTTGCGATAACTGAGCAACGTATAACCTTCCACCGGCGTCTTCAAGTGTTTTGTTTTTCTGTAACTGCTCAATAACGGTAATCGGGTCAATCGGGCTTCGATGAGATGCCAAATCCTGAATAGCGGTAAAAATCAATTCATGTGGCTTATCGTAAAAACACTCCGGAGTAAGTATTTCATCAATCATGGAATAAGCATCATTTTCAAGCATCAGTGCGCTCAAAATGGCTTCTTCCAATTCTGTCGAATGCGGCAGAATTCTTACTGTATCATGGCATGTATATGTTGTCTTTTTTTTGATCATCTTTTTTTTCTTTAGCTTGAGTAATTATTTCATTGAATTTTGAAAATATCACAGGAACGCTGTAATTAGCCAAAATCCATTTATCGTAAATGCTTTCGAGGAAAGATTGCAGCGCATTGATGACGTCTTCAGTCTCATCCGGCAGCCCCTTTTGTTCAAGCCTGAATTTCAAAGCGCTTAGCAACTTTGCCATATTACCGGCGTCTTTGGCGGTCCAGTAATAATTTTCTGAAAATGTGTTATGATAATGCTCTTCAAAAACTTTTCGAGCTTTCGCATTCAATGAATCTTCTTTTTCATCTCGTTTTGAACCTCCCCCTTTTTTAAGGGGGTTAGGGGGTTTTAAAATATTATTATCATTATCATTATCATTATCATTTAGGCTTGTTTCGGTTGTTTTTTTAACCGTTTGCTTGTTTCGGTTGTTTTCGGTTGTTTTTTTGTGTGCATTACTATTCCCTTTTGGCGCACCACCTTTCGCTCCGTTTTGCTTGTTTGTTTCGACTTTATTCTTGTATTTCTGTTCGTCAATATCTATCTGGTTTTTAAAAAACAGAAATGCCATTTTGATGTCGTCTTCCACTTGCACCTCGTTCCCTAATTGGTAGTCGAATAACGCACGGAATATACGTCCTAATTGCTTATCCGAAAGTGATTTTACAGGCTCATAAAATGATGTATGTATAATAAATGAATTTTTCATCTCTTAATTCTAATGTATTTATCATTCACCGTATCACCTACTTTTATTTTTCCTTCAACATACAGATTGTTTAACTCTTTCACTGCTTCTTCGCGCCTTCCGTGAATTTTTAGAATCTCACGGAAGGTAGCATGAGTAGGAAAAATATTCCGAGCCTTTTTATCGGCTTCAATCCAGTTGATAATTTCAATGATGCTCATTCTGTTTTCAATACAGGATAAATAAAAGTTTTGAAAGCATAAACCGTGTTGGCTGTCAGTTGTCTCTGCCATGCTCCAAAGCGTGGTGACCATTTGAAGGCATGGTTTTTGAGTAAATTAATAATTTCGGAAGAAGGCTTTTCATCGAAAATAATTTGTAGCCTGTTTTCCTTAAAATTATTTACAACTTTTCCTCCTTTGAATGGAACCTCTGTATTTTCTTTTTCCGATTTATCAGATAATTCTTTTCTGCTGGCTTCGGCAACCTCCATAAGTTTGAAGAATTTATGCCGTTCCGTAATGATAGGAGACGTTTTATTTAATTCTCTCAAAAGTTCAACTGCTTTGCTTACTGTTTCAATATCGCCGTTTCTTGCATACGTTTCAACTTTGTTATAAATAGAAGAAACAAATAACGACTTGTTACTGTATGTGTTTACGCCGTCGTTTATTTCCCGGATAGTTGAAGCACTTGAAATAATGCTGTTTTTTAGCCTGTTCCAAGCCTGTTTTTTCTTTTCGTCCTCTGGAAGTTCTACTTTTTGCTTTTTCTCAATAGCTTTCAAAGCTCTTTCACGCCATTGGTAGAAATTAACTAATGCTGCTTGTTCCCTGCTGTTTGCCCTTTCAGCCTTTCCAACATTAAAACCAGACCCCCCCGTTATTGCAGAGCTGATACAATTGGAATGAGCGGATAACCAAGTTTGAAAATACTTTTTGTAATTCGTGACATAGCGTTCTTTTTCCTCATCCGGCATATTTTCAAGGTCGGAGTTTAATTCCTTTTCGTACTCGCTTATAGTTATTTCAGCCCATTTTTCAGGATCGAATGAAGTAAAGTAATAAGCCCTGCGAGCCAAATCGCTGAATTCCTGTAATGTTACGTTTTCCATAATCGTTATTATTTTAATATAATAAACTCATCCGACGGAATTTCAAAACTGTCAAGCTGACTGATAAAGTCAGCAAGTAATTGAGCATGTTCATGCTCATCTTCTTCTTCAATAATCCATGTATCCGGATATTCGCAATAAACGTTATCTTCAAGATACTGGTTATCGGTAATCGCTTCGTATGCTTTTTGAGCATACCTTAGATTGATTCTAATCATCGTTTTCATTTCTATAATTATTTAATTATTAATCTCATATAAAGATACAAAACAGATTTATAACCGGCAAATTAAATAGCAAGCCTAACAATTTTTAACGTCCTGCATATTCATAATTGCCGGTATCTGCTTAATGATTCTATCTCTATTCATCAAAAAAATTTTTCGGTTCAACATTCAAATCAAGTATATCCTGAATGCGATATGGCAGGTGATTGAAAAAATCCTTATTGTCTGATTTCATATCAAGACGCTTTACATCGTTTATCATTCTACAAATTTCATTGCAAACAGTCATCAACGTATTTGCAGCCAAAACGGCTGAATCTTCCCTCTCTATCCTGTATATCAGTTCGTCGGCAAAACTGTTTTCAATCATTTCTCCATTTTCCAATCGGTAAGACGGTATTTTTACTTTGAAACACTTTTGAAACATATCATTTACGTCTATACTTCCAAATACTTTTAACTTTAAGGCTAACGGATACAAATCAACTGAACGTGCAGTTAAAAACATGTCTTGCCAATCATTCGAGCCGAGATTGTTTATTATCGAATACAAAGTCAATTCATCTTCGCTTGCCGAACAATCATTTTTATCACAGCCATATTTACCAATAGAATTCATGCGCTTTGATACTGCATAATATTTCCATTTGCAATTGAAATCAACAATGTATTCGTTTATAACCTCCTGCCAGCGGGTTAAGTTTTCTATTACACTGTGAAAGTACAATTCCCCCAAGCATATATCATAAAAAACATTTCCAGATATTAACTTTACCTCCTCAGTTTTATGTCCACTTATACGCAGTGTTTCGTATGAATGAGGGTAATATACCGCTCTTAAAATATCAAGTTTATCCAATACTATATTGAAAAATTTTCCAAGTGTGGTAGAGCCATCAACTCGCTTGGATGATTCATAATAATTATCTTTTTTCATTTCAAAACTGTTTAATAAATAATTCAAGTTCTTCAATTAACTGTTTAGCTCCCTCCTTGTCGAGAAGGACAGGAATAGAGACTGTTTCTTCATCATCATCTTCTACATGATAGATTGGAGTTTCCACCAATAAACATAATTCTTTAAAATGTTTCACTATATTTTTGCCATTCATAAAACATTGATTTTCTGTATCTACTGTTAGAAGAAAAAGGCGAGCGTCGCCATTTGTTTTTATTACTTTGTTCATATTAATATTTTATTTATTTAACTTTATTGTTTGTCCTATTATAAAAGCAATTATAACAATCATACATATACTCCAACTCATAATATTATAATAATTCTCATAGGAGATTATACGTTTTTGTGTGAGAAGTGACAGTATTCCAAAGTATATCATTGTGAGCCAAAATGTGAGTTCTATAATTTGATATTTATTCATAACTTGCTTCATATAAAATTTTATCCAATTCCTTTGTATAATTTATTCCAAGATGCCAGCACGTTTCCTTTGCATCCTTAACCTTCTTGTATATAATAATTGCCCGCTTTATTACATCATTACCGTTATCATTCCGGTCATCTATAATATCGCTGGAGCTGCCACTGTCGTTGCTGTCATCTGCATACTCTTTAGTCTTTCCGGAATCTTCATAGGGCTTGTCCAAGCTGAGGAATTCTCTACTACATCCGAATTCTTTTAACAACTTATAGCAAAGCCTGCCTGCTATATGCATAGCGTCCTTTTCGTCTTCAGCAAGAACAATTGCTATCCGTATTTCCTGCAATGCATCTTCCTTATATTGCTTAAGTGAATAGCTGTATTTGTTTAATGCATTAAATATGTATTGTTCCGTTTTTACTGAATATTCCATGATAATTTCTATTTTAATGAAATAAGCGCTGTTATTCTTGCTTTCTCAAGTTCTATTAACTTATCCATAGCATTAATCGAGGTTTGCGCCCTTTGTACGGTATATTCCCCCTCAATATTATCTATCCTTTTAACAACATCTAACAGTGTATTTTTAATTACGTCATATATATTATCACTGTACAATAAAGAATCAACAATTCGCGTATCACGCACAAGCATATTATCATCTATCTGTTTAAATGCCTTTAATTCATTATCCAAGTCGTCTATATTTATGTACACAGGCGCTCCTTCAGTTATAAGCATTGCAATGTTTCCTCTTCTTCTTACATCGCGTACCCTGATTATTCCGCCGTTATATTTATAGGTTTTTCCTACCATCAACTCAAGACGGTCATCAAGTTGATTGCTATAATCTATGTTATCCATTTTTTAACTCTTTTATTTTCCTTTTCAATAATATTTGTTTTCTCTTTAATTCTATCAGTTCAGGGTATTTTAGGTATCCCTCAATTAGTGCATTTTTTTTCTCTTTATCAAATTTTTTATTGCCAGCTAAATAATATGCAATAGTTTTGTCGCATTGAAATATACGTTCCGAGTAATTTCTCTCAATTGCAATTTCCCTTAATCTTTTTTTCTTAATCTCTTTTGATTTACTCAATCCGAGTTTATTGCCATGTTCGCATACTGTTTTCGTGCTTATACCCATTATTTTGGCTATTTCTTTGTTGCTGTATTTGTTGTACAGCTCCGAAAGTTGTTTGTTTTTTTCTGGTGTCCATGGGTAGTTTATGGTTATATTCCTTTTATTTATTTCGTATTTTTTAGCAATATACCATAATGCTCTTTGACTTATTCCATATTTCTCTGCTAATTTATATACAGGAGTTAGCTTGTAATTTCGCCTTATCTCCTCAATTTCTTCATCAGTAAACATATACTTTACTGTTTTTTTTAGTCTAAGGCGTGAAGCTTGTTTCTTAATAGCATACAAGCTTGTACCCATTATTTTGGCTATTTCTTTGTTGCTGTATTTGTTGTACAGCTCCGAAAGTTGTTTGTTTTTTTCCGGCGTCCACTTTTGCCTTTTTTTTACCCTATCCCTTGTCTGGATAGAATTTTTTTGTACTTTTGCAGTTGAATTTGAATTCATTTTTTTAAAATTTGAATGTTAATATTGAGAGGCTCTTAGATTGTTCAAAGTTTCCGAGCCTCTTTTGTTTTTTAATATCTCGTTTCATATCACACAGTCATATTGGTAATCCTTTATACTCTCGAATGTTCTAACCCCATTGATTATCGTTGGATGCTCCAACAACCTTTTTGATAGCTTTTCTTTAGCTTCTACCATATTACCGGCATCAATCATCTTTATCCGGTTTTCCTCTGTTTTATGTCGAAATACGTATGTCATCACTTATTTATTTAAGTTTTTTTTCCCAAATAACTCCAAAGCAAGCTGGGCATCACATACTATTTTGCGCCCGACCTGTTTTATTGCTGGCTCTATCCAACCTTTTTTGCGATATTCATGTACCATTGTTTTTGAAACGCCCAATAGTTTAGCTATGCCTGAGATTCCATGTACATATTTATCACTGGATTCAAAATTCTGTTTGACTGGTAGTTCAGAGGGAATCATACTGTTAGCAAGGAAATCAATCAATTCACCTATCGTAAGTTGAACGACCATTGTGTTTAAATCTCTATTCATAAATGTGATTCTAAAGTGAAGCTAATTTTGCTATTTCCCAAAGGAATATTTAGTATTCACTGTATGTATATGTTTAGTCTCCCATATATCTACCAGAGCGGTAATCCGCTTCAATATCTGGATTATTATAATACCAAGAATCAATTTTTACTGCTTTGGTATTACTCGACTTGAAATCATACCGGTTATTCCACCCTGCAACTCTTTCTTTTTCCAAAGCCCAAGCTTTTTTGAGACACCATGAAAAGGATGTTTTTACTTTTTGAGTTCTATATAAACTCCATGCTTGTCCCATCACAGTTTTTTTACTTATTTTTGTTTTCATCATCTGATTTATTTAGCCATTCATACACCGATTTGCCTTTAAAAAATAGTTCTGTTGTAGGGAGAAAAAAAGTAATTCCATTTCCTCCACACGTTGCTATATTTCCTACAATTTCTTTAATGAGAACCTTCACTCCATATTGACTCTGGACTGTCAAATTTATGAAGTCCTCTTTTTTCATGCGTCTATTTCTATCAGCATACAATTCTTGGGATTTTTCAAAATCGTCATCCATCCTGAATCCAGTTCTTAACAGCGTAGAAGCCTTTTCTAACTGTTTTTTTGCATTGGATAACATCTTCTTATCAGAGCGTTTACTCGGATTCAGTATTATTCTATTTCGCCTTGCATTTTCAAACACTTCTCCTATTGTTGCCATAACTTATTTTCCAGCTTTTAATCGTTCTTCAACTCGCTTACGGATAAACCAAATAGTTGAATCTGCGCCAAACCCATACTTTTCACGTAAGTATTTGTCAACCGCAGAAGCCATGGCTCCTGGCTGTTTCATTAACTCATTCCATTCATTATAAATGGAGAGTTCTCTTGCTTCTTTTTTTATCCGAAAATCGGTTTTAATAATTTTTTCGTCCAATTTCATTTTACTTTTTATTTGTTGTTTATAAATTTATTTATTAACTTTGAATGCGTTTTAATTAAAACACGCTGCAAAGATACAAATTAAAATGTAATATACAAATTAAAACGTAATATTATTTAGTTAAATATTGTTAATAGTATTAATCATTTGATAATTAAATATATATGCAAAGCAATTATTAAGTATATATATGGAAATAAAAAAGAATAGATAAACTATACAAATAAAAACGTAATGATGAATACGGAAATAAATAATAACATTAAAAATCTAATTGAAAAATTAGGAATTACTCCTTATGAGTTTTCAAAACAGATCGGCAACAAAAGGGCAGATAATGTATATAATATTATAAATGAAAAAGTTGAAGTTAGTCCAAAAACTTTAAATAAAATATTACATAGATTTCCAGAATATAAAGAATTTATACTTATGGGAAAAGAAGATTCATCAATGACCCAAAAAGCTACATTATACATCGAATCTACAGATGATTTATATTCTATTACCCAAGAATTAAATATACCAGAGTATATCCTTAGAGAATATAAAGAGAAGACAAAAACGCCAACAATAGAACACGCATCTAAATTAGTTAATTACTTTGAAAGGATAGGAGAAGCAGTTTCAGAAAAAGAAGATTCTGAAACTGTCTATGTTTCATTACTTCCTATTTCAGCTCAAGGCGGCTCGCTTAATGATTTTGTCGTTTCAGTTAAAAAGAGCGATTGTGAAAAAATAATATCACCAATAAAGGGGGCAGATTGGGCTATAACCGTTTCTGGAGATAGTATGTCTCCTGAATTTCCTTCCGGCGCTCAAATTCTAATCAAAAAAATTAATGAAAAAGCATTCATTGATTGGGGAAAAGTATATGTTCTTGACACTTGTAATGGAACTATTATAAAAATTATAGTTCCTTCAGAAAAAGAAGGGTATGTTAAGTGCATTTCAATTAATAATGATAAACGATACGCTCCATTTGATGTGTCTTTTGATGATATTTATGGATTTTATCGTATATTGTTATGCATGTCAGTAAAATAAAAAATACATGAATATACTAACTATTTAAAATTTATTATTATGGATTTCAAAGATGTAATAAAACAATTAGCAGACAAGGTAGAGAAGATTAAAGACAATCTACAAACAGAAGAAGCCACAAAAAATGCTTTAGTAATGCCTTTTTTGCAGGCATTAGGCTATGATGTGTTTAATCCGATAGAGGTAGTACCTGAATTTACTTGTGATGTAGGTATAAAGAAAGGGGAAAAAGTTGATTATGCTATTATGAAAGATGGGGTTCCGGTTATTTTAATAGAATGCAAACACTGGAAAGAAGATTTAACATTACATGACAATCAATTATTGCGTTATTTTACTGTTTCAAATGCTAAATTCGGATTATTGACAAATGGAATCGTTTATCGTTTTTACAGTGATTTAGTAACTCCAAATAAGATGGACGAAAAGCCATTTTTTGAATTTGATTTAACAAATATAAAAAGCAACCAAATAGAAGAGTTAAAGAAATTTCAAAAAGCATACTTTGACTTAGACAAAATACTTAGTTCTGCAAATGAGCTAAAATACACAAGTGAACTAAAAAGTATCATTGGAAAAGAGTTTGCAAATCCAAGCCCTGAATTTGTGAAATTATTAGCAAAACAAGTATATGATGGAATGATAACGCAAAAAATACTTGACCTTTTTACTGACTTAGTACGCAGGTCAATATCTAATTATATAAATGATGTATTTAATGAACGATTGAAAACTGCATTAAAATCAGAGTCAGAATCGGAAGAAGGTAAAGATCAAAATACTAAAGACACAAAAGAAAAAGAAGATGTAAAAAGGGAATTACCTGAAGGCGTTGTTTATATGAGTGATGATGGCTCTATTGTCACGACACAGGAAGAAATTGAAGGTTTTTATGTTGTAAAATCAATATTACGTCAAGGCATAGAAAAAGAACGTATTTTTTATAGGGATTTTCAAAAGTTTTTTTCAATATTAATTGATGATACGATACGTCAGTGTCCTTGCCGTTTATATTTCAATAATAACGATAAAAAACAGATAGAAATTCAAAATGATGATAAATCTTATACAAAATATGATATATCCTCCATTGATGATATTTTTAAGTATTCAGAACAATTACTTAATGCAGTAAGGAGATATTTGTAATTTATCAACAAAAAACTCACAATAAGTTTATTATAAGACAAGAATAGTCGAGCGCTTTTTTGAGACAATTTAAAATTTAAAAGCAAAAAAAATAATAATAGGCAATCAAACATTTACACGCATGTATGGAATAAACATCCGTAACTTTTGGCTTCTCGAAGAGAATAAGTCACGCGATATTTTGCAATTGGCATGGATTACTCATCTCGTTATCGATTACAGCGTTTCAGCCGAATGGATAATGAGAAGGAACGAGGAAATGTACAAAAAGTAACATTCTTTATAATGATAAAATCTCAAATAAAATGAAATGATGAATATTAAACGTGTTTGTCAATTTCTGCTTGATAAAGAGTCAGGAAAATCGGATGCTAAATTACGATACAGGATTAAATGGAACCACAATAAGAATATTGTTTCATTTAATATAGGGTATCGGGTAGATATTGCAAAATGGAGTACAGAAACACAGCGCTGCATAAACAACACAACACATGGAAGAAAGAAAATGGCAGCGAATATCATAAACAAGGAAATACAGCGATTTGAAGGAGCTTGTGAAAAGGTGTTTGCTTCATTTGAATTGAGAGATACTATCCCAGATATTGATGAATTTAGAAATGCTTTCGGGTTAGTTATCGGCAGAAAAAACTCTATTGATAAAACATTTTACGGTTTATTTGATGAATTTATAGAACAAGAATGGCATAGAAATTCATGGGTAAAGGCGACACGCCAGAAAATGGCTACTATCAAGAATCATCTTTATGATTTCGATAAAAATTTGACTTTTGAAAAATTGGATGAAAAGGGATTGAATGAATATATAACCTACCTTCGTGACACACTCCAAATGAGAAATAGAACAATAGAAAAGCAAATAAATCTATTAAAATGGTTCCTTAGATGGTCAGTCCGAAAAGGATATAACAATAATGTTTTCTTTCAAACATTCAAACCAAAATTAAAAATAGAAAAGAATAAAGTTATATTTTTAGATTGGGACGAACTTATGTCAATATACAATTATAAAATACCGGAAGAATTTCAGAAATTAGAAAAGGTGCGAGATGTGTTTTGTTTTTGTTGCTTTACATCGCTCCGATATTCTGATGTCGCTAATTTGAAACGTACTGATGTTTTTGATGAATATATATCAATAACAACCATAAAGACAGGTAATAGCCTTAAAATAGAATTAAATAACTATTCTAAGGCTATTCTTGATAAATATAAAAATTTGGAATTTTCTAATAATCTGGCTTTGCCTATAATATCAAATCAAAAAATGAATGATTCGCTCAAAGAACTTTGCAAATTGTGTGAAATAGATACGTCTATAACAATAACTTATTACAAAGGTAGTGAACGTATAGATGAAATATATCCAAAATATGAATTAATTAGCACACACGCCGCCAGGAGAACGTTTATTTGCAATGCATTGATGTTCGGCATATCTCCTCAAATCGTTATGAAATGGACTGGGCATAGCGATTACAGCGCAATGAAACCTTACATAGAAGTTACTGATAAAGCTAAAGAAAAAGCAATGACCCTATTTAATAAATAAAATAGTCCCCCTTGGAAAAAACAGGGACTAAAACCGTTTTAGTTTAATTAATTTTGTTTATCTTTAATGGATAATAAAAATAATAATATTGTGATTTCATGCGATTTCTGTATTTTAATGAATTTACGTTTATATTAAAAATGGTCTCGTATGCTCCACTCTCTTAAAACCAACAATTTAGCGGCTTTAGATATCTCCTAAGGTCGCTTTTCTTTTATACAATAATATAAAATATCGAAA